AAATGAGGGGTTCAATAAGGGAGAACTTTAAGAATGCAGCGATCTCGGTCCTGATCGGGATCCTGGCAGCACAGTCTATCGTGTGGAGAGACACCTTCTGCCAAATCGGAGGTGGTTACTTGGTAGCACAGATCATATGGGTGTTCATGACTGCGTATGACGAAGTATTGCGGAAAAGGAGGGAGAGCAGGAGACGCCCCAAAAAAGAGAACGCCAGATGCGGCAACATCTGACATTCAAAAAATAAGGTTTCGTATGGATTCCTCACGCCTATTTTAGCAGGCATGAGGAGCAAAGTCAAAAGAAAGGAAAATCAAGAATAAATGAGCATGAAGATCAACCGGTTAGAAATCGAGAATGTGAAACGGATCCATGCCGTTAAGCTCGAACCGACCAGAAACGGGCTGACGATCATCGGCGGCAATAATAATCAGGGGAAAACGTCGGTTCTTGATTCAATCGCCTGGGCACTTGGAGGTGAGCGCTTCCGGCCTTCAGAACCGCAGAATAAGGATTCCGTTATTCCACCGACACTGAAAGTCACGATGAGCAACGGCCTTGTAGTGGAGCGGAAAGGCAAAAACAGCGACCTTAAGGTTACGGATCCGAGCGGACAGAAAGCGGGACAGCAGCTCCTCGATACTTTTGTGGAGAAGCTGGCACTGAATCTCCCGAAGTTTATGGAGGCCTCCGGCAAAGAAAAAGCAGATACGCTTCTGCAGATCATAGGCGTCGGTGACAAGCTGGCAGAACTGGATAAACGGGAGAAGGAGCTTTACCAGGAACGGCTCTATATCGGAAGAACCGCGGATCAGAAAGAAAAGTTCGCCAAAGAACAGCCGTATTATCCCGATGTCCCGGACGAGCCGGTCTCGCCATCCGATCTGATCAAACAGCAGCAGGACATTCTGGTGAAAAATGGCGAGAACCAGCGAAAAAGGGACCGCCTTAAAGAGATTACTTTCGAAAAGCACCGGATATTTGATGAAGCGCAAAGGCTGGAAAAACAGATCGAAGATCTTCAGAACCGTCTCGCTGACAGAAAAGCTGCTTATGAAGAAGCTGCGCATGACGAAGAACTTGCACTTGCCGATGCCTCTCAGCTGCAGGATGAGTCAACAGCGGAACTTGAGGCTTCCATCGCAAATATCGATGAGATCAACCGGAAAGTCCGCGCGAATCTCGACAAAGCAAAAGCAGAAGATGACGCAAAGGTTTATCGGAATCAGTATTCAAGGTTAACGGAAGACATAGAGAATGTTCGGAGTGAAAAATTACAGCTCCTGCAGTCTGCGGATCTGCCTCTGCCGGATCTTTCCGTAAAGGACGGTGAACTCATCTATAAAGAACAGAAATGGGACTGCATGTCGAGTTCCCAGCAGCTCATGGTCGCTACAGCTATCGTCCGAAAACTGAACCCGGAATGCGGATTCGTGCTTATGGACAAGCTTGAGCAGATGGATCTGGATACGCTGAAAGAATTCGGATCATGGCTTGAGAAGGAAGGTCTGCAGGCTATAGCGACCAGAGTCAGTACCGGAGATGAATGCAGCATCATTATTCAGGATGGATACGCTGAACAGGCGCAGAAGCCGGCTGTGACTGACTGGAGCAAGGTCGAATTATAAGGAGGAAAAAGTATGGAAATAACGAGAGGAAGGATCAATGGAGCAAAGAAGGTCGTTATTTATGGCCCGGAAGGGATCGGCAAGACCACGTTTGCTTCGATGTTTCCAGATCCGCTGTTTATCGACACGGAGGGATCCACGAAAGAACTTGATGTAGCAAGGCTCCCCGAACCATCGTCATGGACGATTCTGAAGGAAGAGGTCCGGTACGTGATGCTTCATCCTGATTGCTGCAGGACGTTGGTTATCGATACGGCAGACTGGGCGGAGAAGATGGCCATTCAGTCGGTGCTTGATGAACACAACAAAGGAGGTATCGAAGATTTCGGATACGGGAATGGTTACCGGTATGTCTATGAGAAATTCGGAGAACTCCTGAACCTGTTGAATGAGGTGGTGACAAAAGGGATCAACGTGGTCATGACCGCTCATGCAACGCTCCGTAAGTTCGAACAGCCGGATGAGATGGGCGCTTATGACCGTTACAGTATGAAGCTGATCGATTCTCCGAAGACGTCCATCAGTGCCGCTGTAAAAGAATGGTCTGATATGGTCCTGTTCGCGAATTATAAGACAATTGTGATCACCGACAGCAAGACAAAGAAGACGAAGGCTCAGGGCGGTCAGAGGGTAATGTACACGTCGCATCACAGTTGCTGGGACGCGAAAAATCGGTATGGTCTTCGGGACGAACTGCCATTTTCATACGATTCGATCCGAGATGTGATCGAGAGCAAAGCGGTGCAGCGGAATGAAAAGCCTGTCCCGCCGGCGCCTAAAGAAGAGCCTGAGATCACGCCCAAAAGCGCTGAGCCGACTAAGGAAAAGCAGAAAGAGGCTCCGGAACCTGATAGAGCAGCTGAGCCTGTAGAGGAAAAGGAGGCCCGTACAGAAGAGGTGGTCACAAATGAAACCCTTGATAAGAGAATCCCGAAAGCATTGAGAGACCTGATGCTCCTTGACAATATCGGTGAGTGGGATATCGAAGGGTTCGCAAGCGGGAAAGGATTCGTTCCGTTCGACACTAAGATCTGGGATTTCGAAGAGGTCAATCCGGGAATCATTGAAGGGCTGTTCGTGGCTCAGTGGACTAAGGTACGGGATCAGATCCGCGACATGAGAAAGAAACAGGAAATTCCATTTAATTAACAGGAGGATATAAAAGATGGCAGTTAACAGCGGTTACGAATTGGATTGGGACAGCACGATCGATCAGGACGAACAGCAGTATCAGGTCCTTCCGGAAGGCGATTATGACTTTATTGTCGACCACGTCGATAAGACTTATGTCGGTGACAACTCAGAGAAATATGCGGGCGCCAAAATGGCAACGGTCTACATGAATGTACAGGCTGGAAACGGCGAAGAGGTGTCTGTGCGTGAGAACTTTATCCTCCATTCGAATTTCGCATGGAAGATCGGCGGACTTCTGGTCTGTGTGGGACTTAAGAAGAAAGGAGAACCGATCAGCGGGAATTACTGGAGCAAGCTCCCTGGAACACGCGGACGCTGCAAGGTCGTTCAGAATGCAAGCAAAAAGAATCCGGAACAGAAGTTCAACAACATTCAGACGTTCTATGCGCCGGATGAGAAGAGGGACAGCGGGGCAAATAAATGGGCAATCTGATGACACTGCGGCCGTACCAGCAGGAGGCACATGACGCGATCCTTTCCAAATGGGATGCCGGAACGGATAAGCTGCTTCTTGTGCTTCCGACAGGGACGGGCAAGACGATCGTCTTTGCAGCTGTCACGAATGACCGTGTCCGCCAGGGGAGCCGCGTGCTCATCCTGGCACACCGCGGAGAGCTTCTTGATCAGGCAGCTGACAAGCTGCAGAAGAGTACCGGTCTAGGAAGTGCGGTGGAGAAGGCAGAATCATCCTGCTTCGGATCCTGGTTCCGTGTCGTTGTGGGATCCGTGCAGACACTTATGAGGGAAAGCCGGCTGAAACAGTTTCCGGCTGATTATTTCTCCACCATTATCATCGACGAGGCACACCACAGCGTTTCCGACAGCTATCAGAAGGTGCTGCAGCATTTTCCGAAGGCAAAGGTACTCGGAGTCACTGCAACACCTGACCGCGGAGATATGAAAGATCTCGGAACGTACTTCGAACAGATCGCATACGAATACACGCTGCCGAAGGCAATAAAAGAAGGATACCTTTCCCCAATAAAAGCGTTAACGATTCCGTTGAAGATCGATATCTCCGAGGTCGGTGTGTCCGCCGGTGATTTCAAGGTCGGCGAGATCGGATCAGCACTCGATCCGTATCTGGAACAGATTGCCACAGAAATGGAGAAATACTGCAGGAACAAGAAAACCGTTGTATTCCTGCCGTTGATCGCAACATCACAGAAATTTCGGGACATTCTTATCGAACACGGATTTGAAGCAGCAGAAGTAAACGGCAACAGCGAGGACCGCAAAGAGATTCTTCAGGACTTTGACAAAGGCAGGTACAACGTACTATGCAACAGTATGCTCCTGACGGAAGGTTGGGACTGTCCGTCGGTCGATTGCATTATCGTTCTTAGGCCGACAAAGGTCCGCAGCCTCTACAGCCAGATGGTGGGGCGCGGGACGAGGCTGTTTCCCGGCAAGGACCATCTGCTTCTTCTGGATTTCCTGTGGCTTACGGAACGTCATGAATTGTGCCATCCGGCTTCACTGATATGTGAGGATCCGGAAATAGCTGCGAAGATGACGGAGAATCTTGCAAAGAATGCCGGCGAGGCTGTTGATATCGAGAGTGCAGAGGAGGTTGCTGCTTCAGACGTTCAGGTGCAGCGCGAGGAAGCACTTGCAAAACTGTTGGCAGAGCAGAAAAGAAAGAAGAGCCGGCTGGTGGATCCACTGCAATATGAAATGTCCATTCAGGATATGGATCTCGTAAATTATGTTCCTCCGTTCGGGCTTGCGATGCAGCCGCCTACAGAAATACAGAAAAATACGTTGGAAAGGCTGCAGATCAACCCGGAGGGCGTTGAGAGTTCCGGTAAGGCACAACTGCTGATCGATAAGATCACGGAAAGACAGATGCAGAGCATGGCAACACCAAGGCAAATCCGTCAGTTGGAAAACAGAGGATTTGAAAACGTGGGCTCATGGTCCTTCGAACAGGCTCGACGGTTGATCGACCGGATCGCCGGCAATGGGTGGCGAACTCCCAGGGGGATCGATCCTCACAGTTATGTGCCGCCAGTCATAGAAAACGAAGGCGCATCATGGTAATTGGAGAATGGTATGGAATATAGAACAGATCTTCTGGCTTTACTTGAATACATTGATCCGTCTTCCTGTGATTACCAGGAATGGTGCAACGTCGGTATGGCCCTCAAGGAAGAGGGCTATGCCGCCTCCGACTGGGAAGCATGGAGCATGCGTGATGCCGGAAGATATCATAAGGGAGAATGCGCCAGGAAGTGGGAGACCTTCCGCGGAACGGCTCAGCCGGTCACAGGAGGCACCATTTTCCAGATGGCAGTGGAACGCGGCTTTGAGCCTCAGAAGGGCTACGAGCTCGACTGGGACAGCGAGATCAATGAAGACGGTATTGTTGTCGATCAGAACTGGATCGAAGGACGTGACGTTTATACGCCGAAGGAATGGCATCCGGCACAGCAGCTGATCACGTATCTGGAAACACTATTCGAACCGGGTGAGACGGTCGGATTTGTCACAAAGTCCTGGAAAAATGAAAAAGGCAAATATATTCCGAAGGATAAAGGAATCTACAACAAAACAGCCGGAGAACTCATCGAGGAGCTTACAAAGCATGGTGATGAGATCGGATATGTCGTGGGTGATTATGATGCGGAAGGCGGGGCATGGATCCGCTTTAACCCGCTCGACGGTAAAGGCGTCAAGAATGAAAACGTGACGGAATTCCGATATGCCCTTGTCGAATCCGATGATATGGAGATCGAACGTCAGAACGCGATTCTCCGTGAGCTGGAGCTGCCAATTGCCGTCCTGGTCCATTCCGGCGGCAAATCCCTGCATGCTATCGTTCGCATTGATGCAGCTGATTACACAGAGTATCGGAAGCGCGTGGATTATCTGTACGAGATCTGCGAAAAGAACGGTATGACGATCGACAAACAGAACCGGAATCCGTCAAGGCTGTCGAGAATGCCCGGATGCTCACGCGGCGAAAACAGGCAGTTCATAGTCGACACCAATATCGGAAAAGGCAGCTGGGCAGAGTGGCGCGACTGGATCGAGGCTGTGAATGATAATCTGCCGGATGTAGAAGATCTTGCGTCTGAATGGGAGAAAATGCCTGAACTGGCGCCGGCACTGATCAAAGGGCTTCTTAGGG